TATCTGTCACGGCTGATATCTATACTCATGTCGATACCCAGGATATCGTAGGCGCAGCGGACCAGATCGACAGATATCTCAATGCTATGTAATGTTGTCCGGTTTATAGGACAGCTTTTCCCACCAGTCCCACACTTAGTCCCACACCTATATACCCCAAAATACCCCAAAATACCCTTTATGCGTGATTGATATCTCTCCAAAATGCAAAAAGAAAAAGCCCCACAAACCGCTTAAAATAAGGATTTGTGAGGCTTTTCTGTTGTCCGTGCGTGAGAGGATTCGAACCCCCGACACCTTGGTCCGTAGTCACAGCATAAATGCCGTATTTACGCCCTTCGTGAAGGTTGGTCCCACATCCAGTCCCACACTATCTCTTTCTCAACGGTGGCATTATACCATCCCGGATGATTTTAGGCAATAAAAAACGCCTACCGCCTGCATAAGCAAGTGGTAGGCGCTGCTTTATATATGGATGGGGGCCGTCCATATTAAGCCTTAGTTAGTTTGCCGTTTTTGAGCATTGCGAGTAGCTTCATGTTCTGGGCGGCTGTCCCTGTGTATTCGCTGATGTTGTTGGCCGCTGCGATGAGCTTTCTGTGCTTCATGGAGGTATCCTTTTCTCCGACAGCCTTAAGGGCTGTGATAATCGACTCGGAGGATCCGGAATACTTCGGATAGTGCTTAACCGTCTCCTTCTTTGTCTCCTTCTTGGGTTTTTTCTCCGTTGTGGTAGCCTCTTCGCCCTCCGTTATTACTACGGTGTGGCCCTTACTTAGTCGCGTTACGGCTATGTCGCCCTTGTAGAGCTTCATCCCGGAAGTGTATGGTATCACATCAAAAAGCCCGGTGGCTTTGAGCACTGTTGCCTCGTTTGCAGTGGTGAAGTCTCCCGGATCGATGCCGGTGGCTTCCTTTACGCACTGGCGGACCAAAGACGAACAGTCTGCGTTGCAGGGTGTGATCGTCTCGATACCGTACTTGATGATCCCATAGCGGTTGCTCTGGGAGTAGCCGATATTTTTATTCATGCAGGCAAAGATCATCTTCTCTCCGATCTTCGTTCGGATCTTTTTATCCTTGCACCGGATGATGTTCCAGCCTTTAGAGTGTACATAAAAGTCCTGGATACTCAACTCGCCCTTTACATCAAAGATACTGTCCTGCTTCTGATCTCCGGCTTTGCCACCGGAATACTTACCGCGCTCGTCGCTTCGCGCCGATCCTACTTTATACATCTTTGTCGTCACCTCCTGTACTCTCCATGCCTACGCTCGCCTTATCCTCTGCCGTTTTCTGTATCAATTTAATAATGGGCATAAGGAAGGGCGGCAGATTTACGCCGATATCTATCATATTTTCCAGTATCGATATCAGCTCGGAGCATATGATCCAGATAGCCACGATGCACGCCACCAAAAAAGTAAAAGGAAGCTCCACGGCTCCGACATCTGCAGCATATTTGATAAGCTCATCAATTATCACTCCTACCACCACCAAAAGCCACATACATACCTTTTTGATGATCCCTTTTAGACTCCTGTAAGAGGATAGCTTCTCATCCCTTGACGGCACCGCCATAAGCCCTGTTGCATAGTCTATGCAGTTACACAGTACCATGAGCAGTACCGGGACATAGAGATTGCCCAAAGCTGCTGATATCATTGCCATTATAGCTGTGGCACCTGCTTTAATTCCGTTCAGTTCGTTCATTGTCTCTCCTTTACATTTCTTTTCTGATCTCTGCCGCCCTGTTTATCTTTTCCACTACAGTCTCCAACTCCTCTGCGTTCAATTCGGCTTTTAGTGCTATGAGGTTAAACATCTCATCAATGACGGCCTTTTGGAGATTTATAATCTCCTCCTGGCAGGTCACTATATGCAAAAGTCGCTCCTCGCATGAGTCAAGGTCAAAATCTTTCGATAACAGGGCGCATTGTCCGCTCGTCCGATACTGACATCTATCCATCGTATTCCTCACCCGTGATATACTTATATTCCTCTTCGGTAATCGTTCCTTTTGCTACACGCTCCCTTATCTGTTCTTTCGTGAGCTGCCTGGATTCATATAGCCGCTTTAAGCTCTTTACAAGCGTTCTCATAGCACTCCCTCCTCAATAAGCTGCATTGTGTATGCGTCTATAGCTTTAGACGCATCGATCTCCTCGACGCTTTTTAGCATCTGATACTCCGACTCTGTGATCTTTCTTGACTCGCACTTGTAGTCTGCATATGCAGGCATATTGTCGGCTTCGTGTTCAACCTTCTCAATGTTCCTACGCTGCATATAGAGCCCCGGAGCTATCACCTGCAGCTCTTCGGGATACTGCGAGCATATTTCCTGCTTCCACTCTGTCATTTTTGTTCGCCTCCTTATCTAACTTTGACACTATCTTTTTAAGCTTTCCTATATTCACATACGGCTTTATATGTTTTAGGTAGCATTCCCTCGATGCCGTATATTTAAACCATCCCATCCGGCTAACCATACCACGCGCCATCTTTATGTAGTATCTTCTGCCTTTATCCTTTGCCTTCTTCAATCTTCTGGCAGTTCTGGTAGCCCTTATCATTATGCTCTTTCTGATTACCGTCCTGTCTCTAAAGAATAGAAAGCCCATAAAGTCCAGTGGTCTTCCGATGTGTATGTTCTTGCCATCTTTTGTCTTGTGCCTTGTCTCATAGTCGAACTTGAATATTTGCCATGTCCGTTTTAGTTTGAGCCTCAGCTTGCTCAGTGTTCCTCTTACCGTTTCATGTATCTTCTTGAGCTGTTTCTTAGAGTTTGATACAATCACGATGTCATCCACATATCTGACCATCTTTCCGCCAGCACCCTCTATAGCCTCATCGACAGTCGCAAGCACATAATTTGCTATCCATGGACTTATAAAAAGACCGATGAGTATGCCCTTTGCGACATATCTATAAATCTTTTCTATACAGTACAAAAATCTTTCATCCGCTATGTCCCGCCTCAAAGCTCTTATTACAATTGATATCCGTGTACTGTCATAGAATTTTCTGACATCAGCTTTATAAATATATCTGAAGCCTGCTTTTATCCACTTTTCTATAGTTCTCTTACCGCTATGGGCTCCACGTCCAGGGATGCATCCGCAAGCATTCTTACTCAGCCTTCTTGTAACTATAGGCTTTAGTACTTCGACGATGATGTGAAAATACCACTGCTCGCGTATATCTGCCAGGTGAGCTTCACGTCTCTTGCCGTGTTCGTTCACGATCTTAGTTTTTCTTTTCTTTGGTGGCTGGTATCCTTCGTCAGGATGTTCTGGTACAGTCTTTGATATCATAAGCCTCATCTTCTCAGCCTCTTCATCAAAGTTACTGTCTATGTATCTTACCTCCGGCCTTTTCGTCTTGCCTTTTCTTAAGTTCTTCCAGCCTCTTCTGATCACCTCCGGTTTCTGCATCTTTGACCATAGATACTTGTATTTCTTGTCTTTCTTTGGCGCTATAAGCGTCCTTGCCTCTTTGTTTCTCATTATCTACCTTAAGATTTTTTCTATCTCCTACGGGCACTATGCACGACCACTTATGTGCCCGCCCTGCATCGGAATAATTTCCACTCCCCAAACCACTAAGGGCGGATAAACGGTGTCTCAACCGTCAGCGGTGTAGGTCATAGGTTGCCTTTGTGTTGTTCTTCCGACATTTGGTAGAAATACGGCGAAGCCAATGTTCCAGTTCGCGTTCGTGGCAGTGTTGTTCCAATTCCGAGCACGCACGCCGTCATGAGCCCCGTTGTTGCAATTACCGAAGCGAAGCAGGACGGCTCCCCGCAAGACGGCAACCTATTCCCCTGTTTTTATTGTATTTAAAACTACTCGTGGGGGAATTGCGCTCCGCGCACCCCCACACCCCCTAACCGGCTACGCCGGGCAGGCGTTACAGAAAAACGGCGAAGCCAATGGTCCAGTTCGCGTCCGGGGCAGTGTCGTCCCAATACCGAGCACGCACGCCGCAAAGAGCCCCGTTGTTGCAAAAACCGAAGCGAAGCAGGACGGCTGTCATACTGCTCTGCGAATTACTATTGTATGTGCCGTCACAAGGTCCCAGCTCCGTGCTTCCTTCTGGGGATGACTGATCAGGGATCGAGCCATATCTTTCAACAGCAATATAGTGCAGCGGATATCTCCACGCTCCTCCTCTCGTATCAGATACTCTTATTCCTGTGTCTTCGTATGACGCTCCGGTCACATCATACTTATAGTCTTTCGATACTCTGATTACTCCGTTCACTACTATCTCATACGGATCTCTCATCCACTGCTGATATGTGCCAAGCACGATCGAGTGTAGTATCTTGTTCAGACTCCTTCCGTCAGACGATCCATAGAACTGGCCTCCTCCGACTACAGCATTTGCAAGCACGCCATAGGTAGGCGACAAAGCTGAGTCGTATCCGTTCATATTTCCATCACCGAAAGCTGCCTGCAGGTTTGATGTGCCGGACATCATCATCAAAAGGTCAATAATAACCTCTACGATAGGCCCTCCGAAAAACTTCGCATTCGCATGAAAAGCTGTTATGGCAGAATACTGGTCCGCCGTAGTCTTTGAATGGCTTGGCTGTGTGCCGGCTATACACTGCGCCTTATTGTTTGCGTCGATTGATCCGTAAAACATCGGGATCCATCTGTATGGCGCGCCATTAAAGCCGTCGTCTGTAAATCCCTCTTTTGGCGTGAATGAAAACAGCACTATCCTGTCGTTGCCTATCATTTCCTGCTTGCGGTAAATTCTGATAATCTTTGAAAATGCGCCACCGGCATACGACGCATTGGATACGTCAGAAGCCGTCACGCCATCTGCTTTTTTTGTATAGTCAGTTTCCGACAGCTGGTAGTCGGGTGCTCCACTCGCCTTTACCATCCACGGCTTATTTTCTGTAATCACAGGAAATGTCGCCCATGATCCAAGGGAATAAGTATGAGCCGCCTTATCTACTGTGATATTCGTGTAGTCCTTATTGATGCCTATAGCTTCAATCCTGCTTTCAGGATCTGCTATATCACCATGCTCGATAAATCCATAGCAATCCCCGTCTGTAAGAATCGCGTATATCTTATCAAGTGTCTCCTTGTCTGCTACATAAATCCTATCGCCTGCTGCCATGCTATACCTCCTCTATGTATAATAATCCATTATTTACGCCAAACTTGTAGACCAGAGCCGTGCTGTCGTCCGGCAGTGTGTTCGCATCAGACCACTCGCCTCCATCTTTTACCTGCAGCTTGCCACCGAAGTATCTTGCGCCGTGTGTTCCTTCTTCGGAAGCTATATCTTCGGCTTCGTGATCTTCGAGGTCTTGTGCCAGCGCAAAAGCTCCTGATATATCGATCTCAATATCTACGTCATTTGTATAAGCCACATACCACTTATGGATGATCTGTGTTAGGTTGTTTCCGTCGTATCCCGGAAGCTCGCGTCCTCCGTCATCCGGGACTGCTGCCACAGCGTACAGGTACTCTGTATCCCCTACTGTGCAGTACAATCCTATCTCATTTACCCGGTACCCTGCTGCCACAATGGTCTGTGTTCCGTCATAGTTCACGAGTACCGCTCCAAGCGTCACGCCATCAGGATCACTGTTCTTTGATCCTATAGGGTATGTGTTCTTTGGCGACTTTAGTGCCGTCATTTCTGTTACATCTTCGCCATCGGTGTATAAGCCGTTTCCCGTCTTTATACCCGTAAATGTAAGTGTGAGTCCGGTATCCAGCGCAGTCTGTACCGCTTCTCGCCCTGAATCCGTGATGCTTTGAATAGAAAAACTCATTGACTACCTCCTTATGTTGATATTATAGGCTCGATGATGTACTCTCCCCTATTTGCTATGCCTAAATGGAGTGGAGTCTGTGACTCGTAGCTCCATATCGCATCAATGATCACTCCGACATGTGCCTGAATAAACTTATATAAGGTCTCCGTCATATCCTGCAGATCGAATATGGAGGTCGGTAAAAGGTGGCATGTGATCCGCAGCATGCTTGCATCTGCGTACTCTGTTATCTCTGTCGTGTCCGTTCCGGTGTATGAATTTATCAGAGTGACAATCATTGATTTTGTAACAGCTCCGCCGCCTCCGCGAATGTACGCAAGCATGTTTTGCTGTCTCTGTAAAAGTGTGCTGTCTGGCGCAGGTACTATGCCGTATTCGTTTTCCCATAAATCAATGTCCTGCGCCGTGGATACATACATATCCCCCTCGACACGTTCTATATCCGCCTGACACTTTTGCAGTTCAATATCCCTCGCGTTTTGGATCGCTTTTACATTATTGCCAGTGTAATATTTCGGCATCCAGTCTATGAGCTTATCTTTAACCATTGAGCGTCACCTCGTCCAAAACCGCTATCTCTGTGGTTGAGAGCGCTATACTATCAGTGCCTCCGTTTACTGTGAGATTGTCCACGTCGGTCACTCCCTCGACTCCCAGGATAGCCTCGCCAATAAGTACCGCGGATACGCGACGTGCGTCACTGCTATATCCGATGCTAAGGATATAATTCTGTATGGCTTCCGTGATGGCTTCCTCATAATCAGAAACCGTGCCACTTGCAACATATACGGTCGCGCTCACATCGATCTCGACCTCTTCGACTGGGCTTACAATAACATTTGCAGGTGCTGGTCTCCTCGTCTCTATATGTGCCGCTACCGCCGCCCTTAATGTCGCATCTGCTGCCCTATGATTTTGGTCCATAATGTAGACCGTTACCGATCCTACGGACGGTGTGCGCCCGAAGCATACCGCCGCAGATACTCCATCGACTTCGAGTGCCCATACTTCATAATCTCCCGGCGTGCCCGCTCCGCTCGGTTTTGTTTGCGTTGCATGGTAGCGGTCTGAAAAGTCCTCTATGCTTTCAATGTCATATCCGTTTGTAAATGCGGCCGTATTTGTGACGGTGTTAAGCCCGGATATCGTAACAGGAAACTCATATATCGCCCCTGCCGGCACATTTCCGGAGCTTCCGGCGGTCTCGCACTGGACCTGCACTATCACGGATCCGCCCTCGCCTACTTCTGAATCTTCCAACACATCAAAAATGAGGTAATCGGACGACACCTGAGTCCCTGCCGGTATAGCGGTACCAGGATCCCCGGTTATGGTGACATAGCCGGTGGCCTGTGTTGCAGGTCTTCTTGTCATGTTTGCTCTATCCTTTGCTATAAGCTCCTTATGGGGAGGATCGGCTGTGTCAAAAAAAGCGTTCTTTATGTTTGCCTCATTAGCCGATTCCAGTGCGGATATCTCCTGTCCGACAGGTGCTTGCAGATCATAATTTACTGAGCCTGTCGATTTATCATATTCGTCCGGCATATTGTTTAAAATGTCCGTTGTGACCTCATTCGGTGTCCGTGCCATTTATCACTACCTCCTCCGCTGAATCTCCGTAAATGCTTGTTACTAAAAATCTCACTATGAGGGTGCGGCCCTCGTATGTAAAATCGAAGTCCGATACAGATATAATGTCCGGATGGACGCTTAAGACATTCTCGATATCCTGCTGGATGTCGGCCGTCTTTTCCAACCTGTCCCTGTTTGGATCTAGAAGAATATCCTTGACCTCCGATCCGTAGATGTGTGTCGGCTCGTCATATTCCTCATCCTCCTCCGTGTCATTGTCTGACTCGTAGATGGGATATACATAAGCCCTGGTCATAAAGGCCTTTTTTATCCACTGTCTTAAGGCGTCCTCTCCGGATATCATAGCTTCATCGCCGTCTTTTGTTACGATGTCTCCACCGTCAACATCTAAGACTATCGCCTTCCCCTGTATCTCGAAGTCCTCGATCTTTTCTGTCGTAGCTTCGTCATCTTCGAGTTCGTCGTCAATATATGGCATACTCATATTGCTTACTCCTCATATATCCTGTCCACGGCCACCCATGTCTGCTCATCTGCTGCCGGAATCAAAAGGAGCTTATCGCCCACTTTTATTTTTGGATCTATGGTAATCTTACCCTCTTCCGTTCCTTTTGTTGCACCGGTGACCGATCCGGTGACTGATTTGTGGTCTTCGGTCTCTCCCTCGATATTTGCTGTGAGGCTTCCGCCTTCCCATGTAAATTTTGCGTCGTATCTGACCTTCTTAAGTCTCTCGCAGACTTCCAGCTCCTCGCCCTCTGTAAGGGTGATTTTTCCGCCTGCTATGCTTACGGTGAGCGGCGACTTCTTCGTTACCTTGCCGATGGATGGACCGATAATAATAGGGTTTTGCATGGAGTTGAGTTTTTTGGCCAGTGCGTTCATATTAGAGTTTTGCATCCCAGCTCACCTCCACCTCTACTTTGTGAATATTTCCCTCTATGCTATGGCTCGACGATCTTATCCGGTACCAGCCCTTAAGGCCGCCGCCGT